GTGAATACTTGGACATACTCATTGCCGTTATCATGCGGGATCCATTGCTTAACCTCACCCACCTTTGGCTTTGTTAGTCGTGATTTATACATCAGTCTGCCTCCCATCCTTCTACATAGCCTTCGGCTAGTAGTCCTTCAAAGAAGTCCCATATATTTACGAGACCTGCCGTTGTCTTTGTGTCTGGTGCTGGCACATACTCTTGTGCTCGTGATAGCGCAGCACCGAACGCTTGTATATCCTCATACTTGTAGCCCATCATGCTTGCTCCTCCTCTTCCTTGAACTCGCCTTCTCTTAGGCGAGTGATTACTTCATCAACAATTTCATTATAGAAATTGTCAGTGCGTCCCTGTATTTCACTGATTGCCTCGGTTAACTCATGCTCGGTTGGCAATTCTTGCCCCTCGTATTCACTCTCGAATAGATAGAGCAGTGTGCTTGTATCCATATCACACATTGGTTTTCTCCTTATCTTCTATGGCGTAGCCATTGGCTTCGCATTTATGTTGGTGTTCATCTTCGTCATACTCATTCCAGTATTCATCACCATGTTCCCATTGCTTGCCACATGCGTAGCATTTCTGGGCATACTCATTGACTGTGATACATGAACCTTCGGTGAATAACAATTCACCGCCCCAACCTTGCTCCTCTTCGAAGTCAAGACAGAACTCAACATCAGGGTATTGACTTGAGAGAGCACGAAGTGCTTCTTCGGCAACACCCCAAGGGGTATGGAATTGGTATTGAAGTGAGGTCTCGTCCGCTTCCGTGAGCTCGCACTCACTGGCGTCCCACTTGACACCCCAATTGTTTATGTTCCAGTTATACCAATTGAACTCGGTATCTCCGACCTTTCCGTCTGCGGTATAGCCGTGAGTGCCGTGATACTCACCGAGTTTGTCGGCAGGTGGGCGAATGATGTTCCAAAAAGAGAAATCTTTTTGAACAGTTTCAGTTATCCACTCATCAGAAGGAAACTTCTGATAGGTAGATTCATAAGGCGCAGATAACTGCGCCTTAATCTTGGCGATTGCTTGAGGCTCAGCCTCAATTAGTAGTGTGTTGTAGCACCAGTTAGGCATTCTGATATTCCCCTTTCGCTAGTCCATACTTTACGAATGTATCAAAGGCAACTCCGTCAACAGTCTTGTTGATGAAGTCAATCTCTACGCAAAGATCCCATGGATCTTCCATCTCTGTGCTTGCGTAGATACCGAAGCCAGTCTCTGACTTCCATTGTTCTCCAATTAAATTGGAGATAGCGATACGAGTTCCATAGGAAGGGTCATCCCAGCGTGGCTCTGCCACTGACAAAGCACAAGCCAAGTCAACCTCCCATGAATCTGCGCCCCAGTGTGAGTAAAGCACCACACTTGGTGTGTTTTCGTATTGTTTAAATACGAAGTTAACTCTTGCTCCCATGTTTATTCCTCCTCATCTTCATCACTGCCGAACAACTCTTGCCAGCAGGTATTACATGTGCCTGAGATAAGCAACTCTCTATCTCCGATAGAGAAGTCAGGGAAGATTTCTTGCACGAGTCTGCGCTCGCCACGAGGAAGCGCATACTCAGCAAACTGCTCAGGTGAAGCGGTTAAGTAGGTCGGCTGGTTGCACCGACGGCAATTCATTACTGCGGTTTGTTGCGTTCTCATAGTTGCTCCTTTCTGAAGCGACAAAAGAGGGGTCAGCGATTTGCCGACCCCCCATAATAAGCAGATCTTTGATCTGCTATCTTTGACGAGCGAGCCACTCACGAACTGCCCTGCGAGCGACGATTAAACCGATAGCGAAACCGCTACCGAATAGAGCGATTGCTACAGCAATCAAGTCTGTGTAAAGCAAGGGTAATGTGGTCATGCGACTACCTCCAATCTTGCGAAGGAGTTGTTCTTGTTCAGTTTCTTAAGTGCTTTTTCTACCTCTGGTAGAAGCAGGTCTTTTATTAGTTGGCTGAAGAAGACCTTTCGGTCTTCTTCGCTCAGTGCTAACAATCTTTGGATTGTTGGATTGTTCTCATCAACTACACTTTGTAGTTGAAGTTCGTATGGGTGTGATATGGTTGTCATTAGGCGACACTTCCTTTCAGGGTTAGGTAAGCCTTTGGCTCAACCTTGGCTATCTCGCCTGCTACAAGCGAGAAGTTTGGATATGCCTTGAAGGCTGATAGAATTGCCTCAATCTTCTTTGAAGATTTGGCGGTGTTAGTGGTGATACGCACCTTGGCGAAGACACGCTTGTCATCTGCCTTGGCTACATGAACAACGCCGTTCTTAACGACGCCGACTAGTGTCTTACTTTCAACTGTTCTCATGCTGTCCTACTTTCTGCCTTTCGGAGTTTCCGTTTCGGCGACATCTATCAAAGCAAATCTTTGATTTGCTATCAAAGAAAGACAGGCGTGATCACGAGCTCGCATGCGAGCAGCCACTTGCCCATCCGTCAATTCATGCGGTGTGGGCGCACATGCGCCCGCACATGTAGGGTTTCACATACACACTGGCGCATACATGTCATGACATGACATACACACGCAGTGAGCCGACACTCCGTCTATTTACGCTGGGTTTTTGACATTTGGCTGACGATATGGGATAATTCTCGGTGTCAGTTGAGGTGGTCTCAACGACGCTGAAAGGAACAGCAAGTGAATACATACATGAACGAAGACCTCTTCGCAGACTTAACTGCGGAGATTAAGCAAGTGAAGGCGTTTTACAACATTCCTACGCTTGAGCATGTGCCTGATAGTGAGTTAAGCCTTCTTAGTGAGGCTCACGCAGGCGACCTTGTTCGCAAGGGCAAGCATGTTGGTATCGTGTTTGATGTAATTTCATGCGGTGGCAATGAGGCTCTCGCTATCGTGTTCAACAGTGGGCGTGTATCTACACACACTCGCAAGCCTCTATAGATAGTCAGGCGAAGCCCCGCACCCGATAGCACAGGGTGTGGGGTTTTGTCAAGTTTGAGCGTGTTTTTCTGCGGGGCAGGGGGCGACCTCTGCCCTTTTTTTTATGCGCTCGCCCTAGCCGACCCCCACCATGTTTAACACCGCCCCCCACCCTCCCCCCACTATCTCCTAAAATATTTTGACCAGAAAACCAGCTCTGACCAGCACTTTTGTTAAACCAAGAAAAAAACTTTTAATTTGCTCTTGAAACACGCCGACGCTCTAGACCCCTATATAAGTATAAGGCGAAGTTCCACTGAGCCTTCTAAGGCGGGCATTTAGCCCGCCGTTAAGAACTTATATGCAATAGTGGGGATACTTCTGTCCAGACCCCTGTGGACCCCTACAGGCACTGGAGGCACATGGAAAGACAGTTATCACCAGAAGAAGCAAGGAAAGAACTTATCCTCTTGGTGCGCCAAGGGCGCACTATTGCTGATGGTTTAAAAGTTATTGGTAGATCTAGATCTTGGTATGATACCCAACGCCGAGAAGCCGAGGGCTTCTCAGCTTTAATTGATAATGCTCGGTTTAGAACACAGGACCTCGCTGAAGAAGCTCGGTCCAATTTGTCTGATTTTGCAGAGTTCTCTGAAAAGTATCTTGGTACCAAAGTACCACTCCATATGCTTAACGTAGTATCCATGTTGGAAGGTAAAGATCCAACCTGGTTACATGAATCCATGGTTTACGAAAAGGGATCGGCGGGCTTATCCCGCCTCTTGGTAAATGTACCCCCTAACCATGCTAAGACTATGACCATCACAATTAACTACGTAACTTATCGAGTAGTTAAGAATCCCAACATTAACGTCATGGTTATATCCAAGACACAGGAACAAGCAAAGAAGTTTTTGTATGCGATCAAGCAACGCTTGACGCATCCTCGGTATGCAGACCTTCAGGTAGCCTTTGGTCCAGCCGATGGTTATAAAGCAACCGCCGACCAGTGGTCGGCTACCAAGGTATATCTTGGTGGTGACGTACGTGAGTCAGATGCTAAAGACCCAACTATAGAAGCTATAGGAATGGGCGGGCAGGTTTATGGTAACCGTGCCGACTTAATAGTTTTAGATGACGTGGTCACTCTGAGTAATGCTTCAGAGTGGGCTAAACAACAAGAATGGATTAGGCAAGAAGTTGCCTCTCGTTTACCGCCAGGAGGCGGTCAACTCTTGGTAGTTGGTACCAGAGTTGCAGCGGTTGATCTATATAAAGAATTAAGAAATCCAAGCCACTACACCGATGGTGTACTCCCTTGGTCATATTTGTCCATGCCTGCGGTCTTAGAATACGCAGACGATCCAAAGGATTGGAAAACCCTTTGGGAGAAATCTGAACAACCACTTACTGAGGATGATATCCCAGACCAAGATGGAATGTTTGATCGATGGACAGGACAGCGTCTAACGGCTGTCCGAAACGAGGCAGGACCATCTAAGTGGTCACTGGTTTACCAGAACCTCGATATTGCGGAGAATGCAATCTTCGACCCGATGTG